TTGCATTTCGCAAGAGTACAGTAGTTGGTGACGTTACCAACTCAGACTATTTTGGTGAAATCGCTGCACAAGGTGATACAGTCAAGATTATCAAAGAACCTGAAATTTCTGTCTCAGAGTATGCACGTGGCACAAATGTCACAGCACAAGATTTGCAGGACGAAGATTTCACCTTAGTCATTGATAAGGCTAATTATTTTGCCTTTAAGATGGACGATATTGAAGAAGCACATTCACATGTGAACTTCATGGACCTTGCAACAAGTCGCGCTGCATACCGTCTAGCTGACAACCATGACCAAGAAGTTCTTGCGTACATGTCAGGCTATAAGCAGTCTTCTTTGCACAGCAAAGGCAATGCCCTTAACACAACTGTTAATGGTTCTAAGGCTGTAGCTACTGCAGGTGCTAACGAACTGCTCTCTTCTATGCAACTGCATAAAGGTGACTTTGGCAACATTACTACTGCCTCTGCTGGCACTCACTCAATTCCTGTGACTGCACGTATGCCGGGAGCTACTTCCCTGCCAACGGCTACCGTTTCCCCTGCAATGATTATATCACGCATGAAACGTTTGCTTGATCAACAGCAAGTTGACTCACAAGGTCGCTGGCTCATCGTTGATCCAGTATTTATGGAAATCCTTGCTGATGAAGATTCACGCTTCATGAACGCTGATTTCGGTGAATCAGGTGGTTTGCGTAACGGTCTGACTGTTAACAACTTCCACGGCTTCCGTGTATATTCCTCGTCCAATTTGCCAGCACTCGGCACTGGGGCAGGTACAGCAGGTACAGCTAACCAATTGACTAATTGCGGTATTATCGTAGCTGGTCATGACTCGGCTATTGCAACTGCAGAGCAGATCAACAAAACCGAAACATATCGTGACCCTGACAGCTTTGCTGACATTGTTCGTGGTATGCATCTATACGGTAGGAAGATTCTTCGTCCTGAAGCAATCGTCACTGCCCGTTATAACGCAGCATAAGGGAGATATAAATTATGGCTACTTATGATATGACTTCCATTGATACCGCTGGTGTTGGGGCAAACTCTATTGCTGTCCCAACCAATGTTGGTAACTCTGTACGGACCATTGAAGCAATCCTAGATATTGATGCAATGGTTACTGCTGGATACTCTGGCGCAGATGGTGACATCTTCCAACTTCTTGAAATTCCTGCTGAATCTTTCATCTTATCTGCTGGTGCAGAAATCATGAAGTCATTTACGGCTTCTTGTACTGCAGATATTGATTTTGCTGCAGGTGATGACATCGTTGATGGTGCTGATCTTACTCAAGCTGCTGGTACATACCTTGCAAAAGGTACTAATGGCTACACTAATACTGTTGGTACTGGTGCAGCTTCAACGCCTCATGCAGACTTCCATGCTACATCACTAGCTTGTGTTGCTGCTGCGGATACTATTGATGTAAAAATTGATGGTGCTGCCCCTGCAACTGGGCGTCTACGGCTCTATGCAGTAATTGCAGATGTTTCTGCTGCAATGACAGAACCTGCTGTAGCACAGCGTGATCTACTGTAATAAACCTATATACTTTGGGGCTGGCTATACGCTGGCCCCATTGGTGTATCAAACTTATGCAACCAAAAGGCATAAAAGATTTATTAAGGAAATATAATGGCTCTTACTTTTCTTACTTTAACTAATAGTGTTATTACACGCATGAATGAAGTAGAGCTTACTTCTAGTAACTTTACAAGTGCTAGGGGTGTACAAATACAATGTAAGAATGCAATTAATGAATCAATACGATACATCAACCAACGTGAGTTTGGATATTCTTTTAATCACGCTATTAATTCTTCTACCTTAATAGCAGGACAAACTAGATACACTGCTCCTACAAGCACAAAGTCTATTGATTATAGTACAGCTAGAATTAAGAAAAGCACTGACCTTAATGTGACAGGTAATAACCTATCAATGTTGAACTATAATGAATATATTGAAAAAGACTATGCCAATAATGAAGATAATGTTTTTGCTACAACGCTAAACGGATCACATTCTAGTAGCGTAACTACATTAACCCTTACCACTACTACAGGGATAGACGCTACAGGCACAGTACACATAGGTAGTGAGCAAGTCACTTATACTGGTGTATCAGGTAATGACATTACTGGCTGCACACGTGGGGCTAATAACACTACTGCTGCCATACATGCAGATGATGTTGCTGTCACACAGTTTGAAGATGGCGGTGTACCTAGAAGCATTGTACGCACCCCTGACAATAACTACCTATTGCATCCATACCCAGATAAAGCTTACACGCTTGCTTTTGATTATTATACCTTTCCTGCAGACTTATCTGCACATGGAGATACAACAAGTGTACCTGATAGGTTTGCGCCTGTGATAATAGATGGTGCTACAGCTTATGTGTATCAGTATCGTGGTGAGTTAAATCAATACCAGATAAACTTTAGTAGGTTTGAACAAGGCATTAAAAACATGCAGAGCTTGTTAATTAATAAGTTTGACTATATCAGATCGACTGTAATTAATAGGCCACGGGGTTCTGCTAACTTTATGTCAGGTGTTAGTTAATGCCAGATAGTTCGCAAACACAACCAGTAGCATTTAATTGTGAGGGTGGTTTAGTTTTAAACCGTTCTAGCTTTTTAATGGACCCCGGACAGGCAGTACAGTTAGAAAACTTTGAACCTGATATTCAAGGCGGGTATAGAAGAATAAACGGATATACTAAATTTATTAATCAAGTAGTTCCTATTACAAGTAGTACTTCAGAAGAGCCTTTAATGGCAGTTTCTTTTAATAATAGAACATTAGCGGCTAGAGGTGAAAAGATATTTTCATCTTCATCTACACAATTAGCTATTCGTATTGCATCAAGTACAGCTATGACAGGTTCTGGTTCTATAACTGTAGATTCTACTACAGGGTTTGCTTCTAGTGGTAATCTTCAAATTGGCGATGAGAAATTTACATACACAGGAGTTACTTCAAACTCTTTTACTGGTGTAACTAGAGCTACTTCAAGCACTACTGCTGCAACTCATATTACAGATAGTTCTATATCAATAGATTGGACAGAAATAGATACAGGTAGAACAAATGCTAAAAAGTACCATTTTGAAAGATTTAATTTCGATGGTAATGAAAAGATTGTTTTTGTAGATCAAGTTAATGCCCCTGTAGTTTTTAATACTTCTTTGTCTGCTACAGATGTTACCGATAGTAGTGTAGCAGGTGCAACTGTTGTAGCGGCATATAGAAACCATATGTTTTATGCAGGTAAGTCTACTACACCACAAGAAGTAGTATTTAGTGAGCCTCTTAATGAAGATGGGTTTAACTCTGGTAACGGTGCAGGTAGCATTAAGGTAGACGATACTATTGTTGCCTTAAAAGTTTTTCGTAATAGTTTATTTATATTTTGTGAAAACAGAATATTTAAACTAACAGGTTCATCTAGTTCTGACTTTGTTGTAGAACCAGTAACAAGAAATATTGGATGTATTAATAGCTTTACTGTACAGGAATTTGCAGGGGATTTAATTTTTCTTGGGCCAGATGGCTTGCGTACTATTGCGGGTACAGAACGTATTGGGGATACAGAGCTAGGTACAATAAGTAAAAACATACAATCTATATTTGATAAAAACATTAAAGACTCAGTAGATTTTGATAGCATAGTTATACCTGACAAAACCCAATATAGAATCTTTTTTAATAAATCAGGACAAGCTTCAACTCTTTCTAGGGGAGTAACTTGTGTTTTAAAAAAAGATGGCTTTGAGTTTTCTGAATTAAAAGGATTTAAAACTACTTGTACGGATACCTTTGTAGAGACAGGTGATGTTATTTCCTTGCATGGAGACATAGATGGCTTTATACATAGACAAGAAATAGGAAGTACCTTTGATGGCACAACTATAAAAGGTAAATATAGAGGTCCAGACATGGTGTTTGGAGATTCTGGTATACGTAAGCATGTGCAAAAGGTTATTATTAACTATAGACCTGAAGGAAATGTTGACGCTGATTTAATTGTACGTTATGATAATGAAGATAAAAACTCAGCTAGACCAGCAGTGTATCCTTTTTCTACAGTAACTTTATCTGCTGCATATGGTAGAGCAGTATATAGCACAACTACAAGTACAGCACAATTTATATATGGTGGAGGTAAAGACCCTTTAGATAGAAAGTCTGTAGAAGGGTCAGGTTTTTCTGTAATACTTAAAGTAGAAGATGATGGAGAAAGTAATCCATATTCTTTAAAAGGGTTTCAGTTAGAATATCAATTAGGAGCAAGACGTTAAATGGGTGCTATATACACAAGACAATCAACATACGCAGATGGCGATACCATTACAGCGGCTCACACTAATGATGAATTTGATCAGCTACTAGCTGCGTTTGCCGCAAGTACAGGCCATACACATGACGGGACTACTGCAGAAGGTGGCCCTATTACTAAACTGCTTGGTACTTCTATTACTATAGGTAATGCTACTTCAGGTACAGACATTACAGTAACCTTTGATGGTGAAAGTAATGACGGTGTACTAAAGTGGATGGAGGATGAGGATTACTTTGAGTTTTCTGATGATCTACTTATTGCGTCAACAGAGAAGATTCAGTTTCGTGATACTGGCCTCTATATTAATTCTAGTGCTGACGGCCAGCTTGACATTGTAGCAGACACAGAAATACAAATTGCTGCTACTACTATTGATATTAATGGTCTTGTTGATATATCAGGCAATTTATCTGTAGGTGGTAACTTAGATGTTACAGGTACGTTTGATCTTAGTGACGCTAACTTTACTAATGCTGGTGATATTCAACTAGATAGTATTTCTGGTGATAGCGATACTAATACAAGTATTACCTTTAGTGGGTCAGATGTAATCACTGTTGCTACTGGTGGTGAAACACAGATTACATTTAACAACGGCTCTATACTTCCTACAACAGATAACGATGTAGATTTAGGTTCTAGTTCACTAGAGTTTAAAGATATATATATAGATGGTACAGCCTACCTAGATGCTATTAACTTTAATGGTACAGCTATCTCAGCAACTGCTGCTGAACTTAATATTATGGATGGCGTAACTAGCACTGCTGCTGAGTTAAATGCTTTAGATGGTATTACATCTACTGCAGCAGAGTTAAACATTCTTGACGTAAGTAATTCTACTTTAGGTGACTTATCAGAAATTAGTACAGTAGCTAATGATGATGTATTTCTTGCTGTTGATACTTCTGGTGGTGGACTTAAAAGAATTGCACGTAGTACAGTTGTAGCTGGTCTTGCTACATCAGGTGCAATAGCTAACGTAGTAGAAGACACATCGCCACAACTAGGTGGAAACCTAGATATGAATGGTGCTGACATTGTTACAACTTCTAATGCTACTCTTGACTTAGCTCCTAATGGAACAGGTACAGTTGTTGTAAGGGGTAATACTAACTCAGGTGCAATAGTATTTAACTGTGAAAGTAATAGCCACGGACAAAAAGTATTTGGACAACCACACTCCGCAAGTGTTACAAATACTCTTATGTTACCTGCAGGTGCTAACTCTACTTTGGTATCACTTGTATCAACAGACACACTTACTAACAAAACTTTAACCTCTCCTAAGATTAACGAAGACGTAGCAGTAACCTCTACAGCTACAGAGTTAAACCTGCTTGATGGTGTAACTTCTACTACAGCAGAGTTAAACATCTTAGACGGTGTAACTTCTACTACAGCAGAGTTAAACTTAATTGATGGTGGCACATCAAGAGGTACAACTGCAGTAGCATCTGGCGATGGTATACTAATTAATGACGCTGGTACAATGCGTATGACTAATGTTGATACTGTGTCTACCTACTTTGCAGGTCACAGTGTAGGTGGGGCTAATATTGTTACTACTGGCGCTCTTAATAGTGGATCAATAACATCTGGCTTTGGTACAATTAACATTGGCTCTTCTGCCTTTACAACTACAGGGGCTGTAAACTTTGGTAGTTTAGCAGATGGTACAATTACCGTAACAGCATTTGCTGATGAAGACGATATGTCAAGTGACTCAGCTACGTTAGTACCAACACAACAAAGTGTTAAAGCGTATGTAGACGCCGTTGATACTGGAGCTACTAAAGGTTTTGCCATAGCAATGGCAATCGTATTCGGATAAAGGAAGAAATAAATGACCGTAATAAATTTAATTAACGTAGCAACTATTACACCTGTAACGGTGGCTGGTGCAATAACAACAAGCAGGGCAGCTATTATTGATGTTGCTGCTAACAAAGTTGCTAAAGTAAATACATTACTTATTGCAAACATTGACGGTACTAATGCTGCTGATGTTACTGTAGAGGTAAGTGTAGACAACGGCTCTAACTATGTTGCCCTAGCTAAGACAGTCTCTGTACCTGCTGATGCAACACTGATTGTTGTAGCTAAAGACAATGGGTTCTACTTAGATGAAACAGACTTACTTGCAGTTACAGCTTCTGCAGCTAGTGACTTAACTTATTTGTGTAGTTTTGAACTAATGGATGATGCATAACAATGGCAAGACGTAATGGTGGCTTTATTGGTACTGATGGATTAGATGCACCTGATCCACCCACAGCTATTACACCTACGATTGGTGATGCACAAGTAAGTGTAGCATTTACTGCGCCTTCTGATGTAGGTGCATCTGCTATTACAGGTTTTGTTGCACAGGTTAGTATTAATGATACAGACTATAGTGCAGGTTCTAATACAGGTACGTCTTCACCTATTGTTGTAAGCAGTCTTACTAACTTTACTGCATCTACAGTTAAAGTATGGGCTATAAATGCTTTTGGTACATCTGCACCCAGTGCTGCTAGTGCTAGTTTTAGTCCTGCAATTTCAAGAGGAGTATATGCGGGTGGAACAACTTCAAGTATATTGAACGTAATTCAATACATTGATATTAATACTACAGGTAATACTACAGACTTTGGTGACTTAACTGAAATCAAACGTGGTGCAGCACCCATGTCTTCTAACACTCGTGGGTTATTTGGTGGTGGATATTCCTCTGCTCAATCAAAAGCTATAGATTATATAACGATAGCTACAACAGGTAATGCTGCTGATTTTGGAGATTTAACTGTTACTGGTTCTCAGATAGGGGGAGTAAGTAACTCTACTAGAGGAGTCGCAATAGGTGGAGATGGCAGGACTGCTGTTATAGATTACGTAACAATAGCTAGTCTAGGTAATGGTACAGATTTTGGCGATTGTACAAACTCAGAAAATCAAGCCGGTGCTTCCTCTTCTACTAGAGGTGTATTTGCTTCTCCCGGTGGAGGTTCTCTTTTAATACATTATATTACAATAGGTACAACAGGAAATGAAACAGATTTTGGTAATTTATCTATAGGTAGGGGTAGTATGGCTGGAATGTCTAGTGGTACTAGAGGTCTTTTTTCTGGCGGCAATACATATGTAACTACTATAGATTATGTTACTATAGCTAATACAGGTAATGCTACTGATTTTGGGGATTTAACGGTTGGTAGAAGAACTCCATCGGGAACCAGTTCTCCTGTTAGAGGTGTTACTATGGGTGGTAGTAATAGTTCAGGTACACTTCAAAATATTATAGATTATATCACTATGGCTTCAACTGGCAATGCTTCAGACTTTGGTGACTTAACAGAAGCTATAAAAACTGCAAGTGCTATTTCTTCTAATCACGGAGGACTACAATAATGCCCAACTATAATGGCGTATGGAGCCTCTCAACACAGCTTCAGTATGCAGCAGATTGGCCTGTAAAACCTTTTAACTATTTAAGTTCTGGTACAGATGCAGGTTTATTTGTTTCTGCAAATGGAACAAATGTTTTAGATTTTGTTACTATCTCAACAACAGGTAATGCTTCAGACTTTGGTGATGCAACAGCAAATAAATATTATGTACAAGGTCATGGAAATGCAACAAGAGCTATAACTGGTTATGGTGGCAATGGAGGTACTGGAACTATTGATTTTATAGAGTTTGCTACTAAAGGTAATGCTGCAGACTTTGGTGATACGGCTACTGCTTTTGGAGGTCAACAAGGTGGAGGTTGTGGTAGTAACACCAGAGGTGTTTTTGGAGGTGCAACGGCAAACAACTCTGATATAATTGAGTATGTAACAATGGCAAACTTAGGTAACGGTACTGACTTTGGTAATTTATCTCTAGCTAGAGCCAGACTAACAGCAACAAGTTCAACTACAAGAGGTGTTTTTGCAGGGGGTTTTACTGCCAGTGCAGATTTTGTAGATACTATAGATTATATCACAATAGCAAACACAGGTAATGCGTCAGATTTTGGAAACCTTACACTTGCTCGTACTTTTTTAGCTGGAGCAGCTTCATCTACAAGGGGTGTATTTGCAGGGGGTTATAATGATAGTGATTCTGGAGATTATCACAATATAATAGACTACATAACTATAGCTTCAACAGGCAATGCCTCCGACTTTGGTGATTTAACTGTAGCTAGGGCTTCTTTAGCAGGAACATCAAATACTACCAGAGCTATATTTGGTGGTGGCGATAGTGGAAGTGCAGTAAATACAATAGACTATATAACTATAGGATCAACAGGTAATGCTACAGACTTTGGTGATCTTACTATAGCTAAACGATGGGGTGACGCAGTAGGTTCAGCAACAGCAGCAGGAGCAGCATAATGTCGTACAAACAAATGACAGGCAACATAATCTCCGCAACAAAAGTAGAACCTGCTGGCCCTTTTGAAGACAGTGCAGCCTCTGGTGTGTGGAACTTACAAGATCAATATGATTACAGAAGGGGTGGTAACTGGCCTGAAACAGGACGTGCTGCACCTTTGGGGTTTTTTGCACTTAATAATACTATTATAGATGTTTTAAACCTAGCTTCTGCGGGGGACTCATCAAACTTTGGTACTTTGTCAACTGGTAGTTTTAATGAATGCATGACCCTTGGCAATACAACAAGGGTTGTATCTACAAGAGGAAGCGATCCCGACACTAATACTATTGAATACTGGGAGATTGCCACAGGTGGATCGGGTACAGACTTTGGAGACTTGTCTGTAACACGAAATTCTGGCTCTGCTGCAAACAATGCAACTAGGGGCTTGTTTATTGGAGGCTACCTTGGATCGTCTGTTGGTGATGACCATGGTGACGTAGTTGATTACATTACTATAGCTAATACTGGTAATACCACCGACTTCGGTAATTTAAGTGCTGCAGGAATTCGGTCTGGTACTGGTAATTCGGACACTAGGGCTATAAGTTTGGGGGGGCAGAGAGGTGGAAGAAGTTCTTCTACAGCTACTAATATCATAGAGTATTTTACAATAGCAAATACAGGAAATGCTACAGATTTTGGTGACTTAACGGTAGCTAAGGGTTCGGGATCTTCAGGTTCTTCTAATAGAGTTAGGGCTATTCATGCAGGAGGTGTTCTTGCTAACAACGCTACCACAAATATAATGGATTATATAACTATAGCATCTACAGGTAATGCTAGTGACTTTGGTGATCTAAGTCAGGCCAAGGAAGGTCCATTTGCGGGTGTAGCAAGCACGGTATCCTGTTTCTTTGCTCCAATGACATCGTCTACAAAGGAAGTTCAAACTGTTGTGTTTGCTACTACAGGAAATAGCAATGATTTTGGTGATTTAACTAATGCCAATGGTTCAAGATCTGGAACATCTAACTCCCACGGTGGTATAGCTGCATAAGCACTTGCAATTTTTAACAACATATGATATAACTCATAAGAACAATAAACAGGAAAACTATGAAAGATACAATTCAAGAAACAGCACTAGCTACAACAGACCTTAACATTCAGCTTCCATCTGCGAAGCCTGAGTACAAGTCTATGTTGGCTAACATCAAAGACAAAGCTCCTGCTATTGCACAGGCTTCTACTAACTTCTACAAGTCTCACTCACAGATGATGTCTGTCACACTAGACGTTACTGCAATCACCCCTATCCGTTCTGTGAAGCACTCACTGGCTGAGATTGAGAAGACTAAAGCTGCTCTGCAAGAGGGCTACTTCAGCATGAAGAAGAAAGAAGTAAAACTCAAGAAGCTAGAACGTAAGCTAAATATGGAGACAGATGATCTTGAGCAGGAAATGCTGGAAATAAAGATCAACGAGATGCAAGCACAAGCAGCTAGTGGTCGTGGCTATGTTGAGGCTGCTGTCCGTAAGTTAAACTTCTTTACCAACCAGTATGAAAACCTAATGAAGAAGATTGGCAAAGAAGAGCTTACTGAGGCTGACTATGAGTTAGAGGAAATTAAGTATCACATTATGACCTGTATGAAACAGGCACTTAATTCTGCAAGACCACGCAACGGTGTGATTGACGAAGGTAACATGATCTATTTATTTGATCTTGGCATTAATGCAGCACAGGCACAGCTTGAAGTTATGTCATACCTTAACTGGGAAAACGAATTAATTAAAGAAGGTAAAGCTCCAGAGCATCATCACACTGTTCAATGGCTAGAGGCTTGTGCAGACAAGTGGGCGCATTGCCCTAGTGATTTTGCAGAGAGCCGTGGCTTTGTCATATATGACGAAACGTCTTTGACTAACACACCACAGATAGAGGATAAAACAGATGGCGTATAAAGTAGTAAAGTACAGACTAGAACCAGATGGTACAATACCTACATGGTTAAAGTTTGGTGTACCTCAAAATACAGGTGGTATGTATATTGTAGCTGATCCTAATACAGCTAGTCCTCAAGATTGGATTATGATAGGCATAGCTGATGATGGTGCAGACATATCAGGTGCTATTGCTGAGATTGCATCTAAGGCAAACTTGCAAACATACCTGACTAATATGGCAAGTGCAAATAGTTGGACTGATCCTGATCCTGATGATCCTGACGCAACTGTTGCGTTTAACGCTGCTGCTCATGCCCAACGTGTTTGGGATGACCTTGATACTTTGAACGGATAGAGTATGGATATTAACTGGACAGTAGTAACAATAGTTGGTGCTTTGTTAGCTCAAGGTGCAGCTATTGTCTGGTCAGTGTCAGGCATGGTGTCAGACATTAAGTACAACAAGTCTACCATAGCAGAAGTACGTACAGACAATGCAAGACTAGCCAGTGAAGTACATGAGAATGACATAATGATAGCCCGTATTGATGCTAACGTTACTGCAATTAAGGAAGCATTAAATGTGGTTGCTACTAATCACGCAAAGAATTAATTAAATGATTGACCCCATCACAGCTTTTGCTGCAGCCAATGCAGCTTTCAAAGGGGTCAAGATGCTTGTAGGTGCTGGCAGAGAGATACAAGATGTATCACAGCAGCTAGGGGCATGGTACGGTGCAGTAGCTGACATTACTAGGGCTGAGTCACAACGTAAGAACCCTACATGGTTAGACAAGCAGACTCACGGTAGCGACAACATTGAACAAGAAGCAATGGACATTATTGTTCGTAAGAAGACATTGCTTGAGAAAGAAAAAGAAATAAAATTTATGCTAGACTATAGGTTTGGCCTTGGTACTTACGATGAAATGGTAGGTATGCGTAGACAGATACGTAAAGAACGTGAAGATACTGTGTATGCAGCAATGGAAGCTAAGAGACAGATGGCTAACAATACAGCAATAGGCGGCCTATCATTACTAATTATTAGTATATTAGGTGGGGGCATATATTTAATATCACTAGGAATTGGTTGAAATGATTAATCTTGTTGTGTTACCCCTTGTGTTAGCAGGGTTGTTAAGTAGCCCTGAGTTTGTACAGTGTCACTTAGCAAAAAGAGTTAAGATACAGAAAGAAATGGTTTGCATTTACCGTGGACCTAATGGTACAATAGGATATCACTACCCTATGTTTAAGTTTAGCGAATGTCCTAAGACATTTATGTGTAGGTATACACCCAACGCTAAGAAAAAAGTAAGTGTGCAAGACATACTTGATGGACTAAAAGAAGGATTTGAATAGTGGACTTAGAAGCACAAATAGCAGCAATTAATGCAAAATATGCACCCTTACTTGTAGATGCTGTCAATGAATCGGGCGCAGAGAAAGTCAAAGTCAAGGCTCAGAAGGCTGCTGAAATACGAGCTGCTAAAGCTGCTGCTGCTGCATCAAGTGTAACTATAACTGGCACAGGCGACACTGGCTCCTTGCCAGAAGGCGTGACTCCTGTAGCCAGCTCGCAAGCAGTAGGCTACGAAGAAGCGATTGGCGGAGAGCAGTTGACGCGAGGAAGCGACGGTTTGTATTACCTCAATGGTGTACTGGCTACTGGTGATTCTAGTAAATCAGGCAGCGCAAATGTTAAGTATGTTAACGGCGTAAAGCAAGCGACGTTTGCCACTTTACAAAACCAGCCCACAGGCACCCCCTTTTCAAAAAACCCTGCTGATTACGGCTCAATCGGAAATCAAACCTTCTCTGCCGAGGATATTCTCAAAGCGTCAGCTGGGCAGGGGACTCTTTACTCAGAATACGACATCAACGGTGACGGAAAAATAAACAGTGCCGATGCTCAACTTGTTTTGCAACAAAATAATAATAACAAGTCAGCACCCTATCTTATGCCTCCCGAATTTGGTACAGGTGTTTTTGACCCTATTCGACAGCAAACCAACTTAGATAAGGTTAATCAAGAGCTTGCTGATTTGTACACTATGGATCGTACTCAATATGACGTTGACTACCAACCAGTTACTGAACTTCCAAAAGGGGTTTCTGAACCTGCTGAAGGTGCCGATGTAAAAGGGGAAGGTGAAACTTTTTATAACCCTAAGACAGGTCAAACTTATACAACACCTAATAGTGGTTACGGTGTGCCTGAAGGTGGCGATTGGGTTAAGGGTACACCTGAAGGTAAGTTTAATTCATATGACTTGGCTCTTGCAGCTAAAACTTCAGAACAGCAAGCGGCAAGTTTGGCAGCTATGGGAGAGGGTCAGCAAGACCTTGTAAGTACTGCAATTAAAAACCCTGAAGATTTAGCACAAGAAGCAACCGTAGCTAAGATAGACCCAGACACTAAAGGTGCTGAGATTGCAACTTCTGTTCCTAGAGACTACAAACAAGTTAGCTCTGAAGAAGCTGGGTTTACACCTCCACCTGCTGATACAGCTGTTACACAGGCATTCGAAGATTTTTATAATCCAGTAACAGGGGAAACAGTAACTGTTAATACAGGTGGTTACACTCCACCTAAAGACTGGGTTAAAGGCACACCTGAAGGACAGTTTCAGGCGGCTGGTCCCGGCGATGCAGGTAAAACAACAGATATAACTGCAAAAACGATAACTGATGGAGAATCTGCTGATACTCCTGATGGTATTACAGCATCAACTTATGAGGCAGACAAGTCACTGACAGAAGTTAAAGATGAACTTCTTGACGTCAAAGCTGCAGAGGGCGATGTTACTAAATCTGTTACTGAGGCTGTTGGTACTTTGTCAGAGGGCGCAAAGCCTGTTGGCGCAACTATGGACCCTGATTTTGATGCTGATATAGCAGCAGGAAAGCGGCAAATATTAGAAGGTTCTAAAGAACTTTCAGAAGCACAAGGCCAAGATGCAGAAGCAATTAAAACAGCTATATCTGAAGGAAAGGCGGCTGCACCTATTGAAGCAGCACAAACTACGGTAGGTACTAAAGAGATAGCTAAAGCGGCTCAAATAGCTGAAAAAGATATGGCTACAGCCGAGGCTATGACGATGGATGGTTTAGCGGATGACGCTGTAGCTGTCGCTAAAAAGATGGAAGCCTTCACTATAGATGACGGTACACTAGCTGAATTTAAAGAAGGTAAGATTGAAGCACAAGATACTGTACAAGGCCAACTTACTAGCTTGATGGCTTCGTTTGATGATGGCACACCTTCATGGGCTGCGGGTGCTATGAGGGCTGCTAACGAGGCTATGGCAACAAGAGGGCTTAGTGGCTCATCTATGGCTGCTGCTGCTATTGTACAGGCGGCTATGGAATCTGCTTTGCCTATTGCAATGCAAGACGCTGATACTTTCCGTTCAATGAAGTTAGACAACCTTGGGCGTCAACAACAAATAGCTCTAACCAATGCTGCTGCACAGCAAGGCGTTAAGTTGCAGAACTTTACTGCTGAACAGACAGCTATGCTTCAGAACTCGCAGAATGCTTTTTCTTTACAGACACAAAATCTAAGCAACATGCAAGCTGCAGTTATAGCCACTGCTCAAATTAAAGCTTCCTTGCAAGGTAAAAATCTTGATAACTTACAGCAAGCTAACTTGGCTGAAGCTGCAAGGTATGCAGAGGTCAATAACCTTAATCTTAATAATCGTCAGCAAGCGGTACTGCAAGATAGCTTAAATAATACCCAAGTTTCTCTTGCCAATCTTAGTAATAAGCAACAAGCTTACACTACAGACGCTAATCTTGCAGCATCTTTACAGGGCAAGCAGATTGACAATAAACAACAAGTTGCTGTTTTAAATTCTGCTAAGTATATGGAAGCTAATAACTTGTCTTTCTCTTCAGAGGAAAGAGAAGAATTACATAACTCTGAACTTATGACATCTATAGGGCTTGCTGAATTATCTAATAAGCAAGCTGCTACATTGCAAAAAGCAGCAGCTTTTGCCGCTATGGATATGACTAATCTGAGTAATAAACAGCAAGCTCAAGTGGAAAACGCTAGAAACTTTCTGAAGATAGATTTAGCTAATTTATCTAATGAGCAGCAAGCGGAGATTTTTAAGGCACAGTCAATACAACAGTCAATTCTTAGTGATACTGCAGCATCTAATGCTTCCAAACAGTTTAATGCTTCTAGTGAAAATCAAACAAATCAATTCATGGCTGACTTAAAAGCTTCTACCGATAGGTTTAACGTTACCCAAGCTAACGCTATAAAACAGTTTAACGTAAGTGAGGAAAACGCCATAGCTAAGTTCAACAAAGAACAGTCAGACTCAAGAGATGAGTTTAATACTAAGAATGCTTTGGTTGTGGCGCAGTCTAATGCATTGTGGAGACAGTCAGTAGCTACTACTGATACAGCCGAACAGAATGAGGCTAACATGCAGTTAGCTAAAACTGAGAACGCCTTTACTGCCAGTACATTAGATCAAGTATGGCAAAGGGAGCGCGATTTGTTAAGCTATGCTTGGCAAGCAGATAACAACTCTTTAGATAGAATTAATAGCGTTATTCTTGAAGATATGAGACTAGATACTGACAAGTCTACTAATGCAGCTACGCTGGCTGCTTCAGAAAGAAACGCAAGGGCGGCAATGTATGGACAGATAGGCGCTGCTGCAGTTAAGGGTACAGACATATTTAGCGGCTAATAAACACTAGGATTATACAATGAAATTTTTAAGTAAAGAACGAATGGAGTTATTTGAGGAGAGCCTCAAAGATGGCCCTAAAGTAGCCGCTGATGTTATACAAGATGCTGCAGAAGAAGCAGGTAAAGGCAGAGGCTTAGGCGCACAAACTAAAAAAAGAAAGACTCCTAACTTTGCTGTGAGTGGCGCAGGGGATGCCTTGTACGAGGAGAGCCAAAGGTCTTTAGCTTTACTACAAAAGACCCAAGAAGATACACAAGAGCAACAAGGCCAAAGTATTAATGATATTTTAGCTGTGGTTATGTCAGACATTGAAAAAGAGACTAAGAAGTCTTTACCTAAAGGTGATACTTTAGGTGAGACTAACTACCTTACTCAAAAAGAGAAGAAACAAAGAGGTAGGCTTGGCCCTGTAGCTGAAAAGCTGATGACAGCTAAAGAGTCAGGCAGTGGAGGTTATGACGCTCTCTATGACCAATCTCAAAAGGGTACTTTTAAAGAATTTAAACCTACTGAGATGACTATAGGGGAAGTCTTAGAATTTCAAAAGAAACGAGGGGCAGGTTCTTACGCCTCCTTTGTAAAAGCTAACAACCCAAAAGGTACTCTTTCTACTCCTGTAGGTAAGTTTCAATATGTAGGACGGACTTTACAAGATGAAGTAGATAATAATGACTACGATCTTAACACTAAGTTTGACAAAGGTATGCAAGATACGATTTTCTACAACCACGCTAATAGAATAATAAAGAACCTTAAGACACAAGAAGGCAAACGCTCTAGGATGAGGTCCACTTGGGAAGGCTTTAAAAGCAAAAAGTCTGTATCAGATGAAGAGTTAGATGCGCTTATATCTGAGATTGAAGACCGCAAATAAAAAGAGGCTAAAATAAAAATGAGTAAAGTTTTAAACGGGCCAATCCCCGGTCAATCTCTCACAGATGAACCCGGAAACTATCCTTGGGAGCGTCCCCCTGAGACTGCTGATCCTGCAGAAGCACTTAGTATGTATCTAAAGAAGATGTCTAAACCTAAGTTTATGGATAGTGCGCTTTATATGATGGAGCTTGGCGTACCTGCAGAGGTAGTCACCAATACTACTATAACTATGGCTATAGGCAATGGTATACACAGTATTGATGTTGGCCTTATTATTGCTCCTGCGATTCATAAAGAAGTTGTTTCGATTGCACAAATGGCTGGTATTGAATATGATGAATACTTCCCTGACAATGAAAGCGATGAGCAGGACGCTAAAGACCGTGTTAAAGAGATTGTTATATCAAAGCTAAGGCGAAGCCAACCTAAAGGTGAGGCTAAAATCTCTGAAACTATGGAAGCTATGACTAGCCCCGAAACAGAAGAGTTTGAGGATATGCGGGAGTCTGAAGAAGTAGTGGTAGAAGAAGAAATGACGCCTGATAATGAGATGGCTATGGATAAGCCTACACAAGAGCCGCCTAGTGATATGGGCAAGGGCTTAATGAGTAAGGGGGTATAACTCATGGCTATTAATTTAAGTTTATTAGGTGTCGTAGCAGGGGCTGCACAAGGCTACTCAAATAGGGTTGATTCCCTTAGAGATGAGCTAAAGGATAACAAGCGTAAGCAACGTGAGTGGTTAGCTACTTATGGAAATAAAGCTTTGGATGAGAGTAATAAAAAGCAAGAGACTATTACAAGTGCTTTAGATGATTTAAAAGCAAGAGGGTTAAAGGTTCCTGATGCAATTCAGCTATTACAAAAGCATGGCGCAGGTGCTGTGCTTGAGTTGCAAAGGTATGTAAAAAATTATGAAGACACAAATAATACAAAAGTAGATGAAGTGCTTATGAATAAGCTGTGGACTGCAGCAGAAGACTTTACTACAGAAGATAGAACTTTTGAGGATGCTGTAAATACACTATTTGGCTCTCCTAAAGATGGCGCAACTGCCCCTGTAATACAAGAGGTAGAAGATAGGAACTTCTTTGAGCGAATGAAGTATAACATGGGTGATCGTTACGAGGATGAGTATGAAGACTTCTTAAGTGATCCAATTGAGGGTATTGGTGGTAAGTCCATCAAAGAACTAAAAGCTTTGTCTGTTGTTTCACCTTCTATGCTTGGCACTGATGGTTCTGCTGTGTTTGACAGGTCTCAACTTAGGGGTAGTGAGTCAACTACTTCTGAAAGGGCGCAATGGAAGGTTCTTAAAGGAACCATACTCAGCAATGCTTTGAATAGTCTTGATCCTACAGTAGCTAATAAAATACGTGTAATGCAAGGTGAAATTAGTGATACATCGCGTAGTGATGATGATCAATGGAACATGCTAACAGCCACCAATGCACCAGAAGCCTACAAAGAAGCAATAGCAGAAGCTACACGAAATGCTGCAGAGGATATTGATCTGGGTGGAAACAGGGCTGCTTGGAACTCGTATGGCGGTCAAAATGCCCTAGATGCAATACTTAATCCACCACCACCAC